ATTTCTCAGTGATGGCCGGTGCGCCTTTCATCTCGGACTGCATCTTCTCCAGTGCCTTAGTATCCAGTTTGGCGAGTGGGAAATCCGCCGCCTTACCAAGGCCGAGAAATCCACGACGTGCGGGCGATTCGAGCTTGACGCCTTTTTGCATCATCTCCGCCGCCATCTGGTCCAGCGTCTTTTTCGCCGCACCGCCCTTGTTAAACGGCTGTGCGGTGGGAATGAATCGTCCACCGTCGGCCATATCGGGCGTGGAAAAATCGATCGCGCCACCATTGGCGAATTTCCTCTTCTTCGGTGCGGCACCCATGAACTGCGGGGCCGACATCGGCGCTACCTCAAAATCGCGGCGGCGTGTAGCGGTCGTCGGGCTGTACGGGTCGCGTGACTGCTTGAGCATTTCGGCGATCAACAGTTCGCGAATGCGAGGATCGGGGTACTGCATCTCGAAGTCCATCTTCGCACGGCGATTGGACTCCTCAGGGTCGATGGGCGGCGGTGCTGGCATGGTGCGCGGTCCACGGCGTCTGGCCAGCTCCTCATCGTGACCCTCATTCGTGCCCGTGGCTCCCAGTGCGGCGTACACTGGCATAGCGTTGCGCAATCCGGCGAACAGCGTGAGAACATCGGCGGGTTGGAGTGACGCTTTGAGATCGTCAAGTATGTCGGCGTAGTTATTGGGCATAAGGGTTGCCTCGGTTGGGTCGATATTCGTCGTCCACGTAATCGTTGTCCGGTGGGATCGGATCGATCTGCAGGAATGACATGTCTTTTAGCAATCGCAACGCTTGGGACAGCGTGTCAGTCAAGTCGTCCCGATCTGCCTCGGGGAATGAGCACACTTGGGACACCAGCGGCTCTGCCCAATCGCGTGGCTGGCCCCGGTGGACGAGCGACTCGGGAATGTAAACGCGGCCATGTGCAATGATGTTTGCCACCAAATGCAAACGCTGTACTTTGTCAGCGCGGCCCGGGTTGTAGGCGCGGCAAGGCACACCAGCACGTTGCAAGTCCTGCAAAATGCTAATGCCCGAGGCTTTGTCCTCCACGAGCACGAGGTCCACCTTTTTGCCGGGTTCGCCGTAGATGGAGCCGTACTCGTCGATGATCTTGGGCCGCAGGTCCGGGTATGCGAGGAAGTCCTCCCAGCAGTCGATGAGCATCGCGCAAAGTCCGGTGTCCTCATTCGGCCGAAAGATGCCCCACACTGAGCACGCAGTCGGATCGTTTTGCGTCTTTTCCGTGTACGCGCAGTCGTAAGACTGGAGCACATAAATGAATTCGGGCAGTGGCTTGTTCGCGTCCCACAGCTTGAACCACTCGCGCTTGACGATGCCGTAGTCTTCGGGGTCAATGACCTCCGCGTACAGCTCTTGCCGCCCAATGCGTGTGCCCTCGTACTGCGACACGATTTCGTCGCGAAACGTGGGTGCGAGGTTATTAAAATTCTCGTGTGTCGTGCCCGTGGTTACGTACACGCGGTCCTCGTTAATCAAGCGACGGACGATCGGGATGGGTTTTGGTGTTGTGGTGATGCAAACGCGGGGCTTTTGCCCAAGTCGCAGGCCGAACATCAAGTTGGACCACATATCTTCTGCGTTGCGGAATTTCGCCAGTTCGTCCACCCACGCCAAATCGTGCTGTGGTCCCCGCAGTGTCTCGGGGTCGTTGTCCGAATAGATCGTGGCGATCGCACCGTTGGGCCACTCGAGTCGCCGCTTCGATGGGACGAATACCGGCTTGCATTTGGGATGCGAGATGGCCAAAATGCCGGACTCGCCCTCCACCATAACGTCACGTGCGTCGCCCGCGTCCTCGGCGATCAGTGCAATGCGGCCCGCTAGTCCGTTTTCGGCGTGGTAGCGCACGAATTCGGCACCACACCGGGTCTTTCCCCAGCCACGTCCGGCGAGGATCATCCAGATGGTCCAGTCGTCCCCGGGTGGAATAAGCTGGTTGGGCCGTGCCCACGTTTGCCAGTCGTAAAAGAGTTCGAGTGCTTCGCGGTCCGACAGTTCGTCCACGAACTCGTGCCAGTTCGCCGAGTCGACAATCGTCGACTTTTTACTCCGCCTTTGAGCGCGAGTTAAGACGTTGGGCAAGGCGATCACGGAGACCCTCAATATTGATGTTCGAGTCCAGCTGGCCCGACACGTTCATGTTGACGTCTTTCGAGCGGAATTTCGCGTCGTACCCCATGAGCGTGAACTGGAGCAGTGAATCACTAAACTTTTTCACTGTGTCGCCCGTTTTGACGCCCTGATGCACGATCGGCTCGTCGTGTCCCACGACAGAGCGACGGTACGCTTCGGCACGCATCGTATCGACCATTTCTTCCTGAATGCTGTCCATGATGCCGTCGAACAGCTTGTGGTCACCGCGCCAGCCGATCAGCGTTTGCCGATGGATGCCCGCCGTGTTGTAAGCGTGGCGTAAGGAAAAGCGCGACTCGGGCGGACCATCACGGAATTCGGCGATAATCTGTAGCATTTTGTACGCCTTTGTCTCCTCAAGTAGTGCAAGCTCGTCCGTTGCCGTGATGCTTGGGTCGTTGCACGTGGGAGAGTGGGACATAAGGCACGAGGGACTGGGCGGGTGTCGCACGCGGTCACGCACCACGGCGTCCAGCAGTGTTTGCACAGAAATCCCGGCACGACGCTCGTATTCGGCGATCGTCTCAGGTCCGATGTCTTTTAGCAGTTTGCGTTCGTCAGGTAAGGCCATGGAGCGAATTAAACCACAAATGCCACGCGGCACACAATACCCGGCTTTGTCTGCCGGACCGTTATAACGAATCGCCGGAGCATAACGCGGAGTTATAACGCTTTCATGCGCGTACACGAGAAGCCCTGAGAGAAGCCCTAAGTGGTGGTGGAAGAATATTCGACGTCTGGAAATCCCCTCGTGTTCCATAATGATGGAACGGTGATGGAACGCACTACTGCCTCACAAGCCCCGTCCGACGCGGGTTTCGAGACACACAGCCCGTGTACCATCGTTCCATCATATACCCATATATATTAAACCATGCCGTTGACAGGGCAGTACCCCCGCGTGCGTGTGTAACAATGGAACACCGGGTCTTTTTTCGAATGGGAGGAGCGTTCCATTGTGCGTTCCATCTTAATGGAACGGTGGAACGTTGCTTTTCTTGTTCCACCAGCGTCGAGGGGCGCGACGCGAGTACAGCGCATTGCACGCCGTGAACGAATTAAACCACGAATTCGCGCAGTGCCGCAAGTACGGCTTCGGTGCTACAGTCACGGCGGTGGAGCACTTGGGCGTAAGTACGCCATTCGGCTTGGGTCCAGTCGCTGTGAGCCACTTCCACGGCGTTGAACACGAAGACTTCGTCGCCGACTTGGACCACGAGCCACGTGTTGCCGCCGTGTTTTCGGTGCCGAATCGCCCAGTAGCGTTGGCCGTTGGTCCAGTGGGGAAGCTTGACGGTTGTGGTGGCTTTGACGGGGAAGGCGTCGAGTACCTTGAGTTCGATCCAGCCGGATACCGGGCGGTAGTCGGCGTAGGCGGTGGCGTGGGTGGCGAAGTACAGGTCCGGGGTGTCTTTTTTCACCCGGTTCTCGACACGTTCCAGCAGTGCCCGGTGGCCGATTTTGCGGACCAGCCAGTCGTAGAGCTTCTGTTCAGGTAGTCGCATGGTCGCTCCAATACCTCTCCGAGGCCTTCCTTGGGGTCTTCCTTGCGCTGGAGGATATAGTACCGGTATGGTAATAGCTTGGCATATCTCAAGCGTCTCCGGAGGGCTTCCGTGTCATGCCGTCCCCCTATCTTTCAAGGCCTTCCGCAGTGCGTTGAGCAGTCGCATCGTCGCGACGCCGTTGTTCGGGGCGTCCAGAATCGCCGGATTGATGCCGTACTCGTTGCACAGGGCGACGCGCAAGACGGGGAAGGGGCACTTGGCCACCAGCCGCTGGGCCAGATCGGGTTCCCGAGGGGTCGCCGAGGCCTTCCGTGGGGTCTCCGGGACGCTTGCCGCCCGGGGTTGGGGTGTAAGTACCGGGGCGGGTCTCGGAGCCACGGGAAGCCTTCCGGTGGCCCGGCCGCCGACGATCGTGACGCCCGATTCGGTCGTGTATTTTGTGCCGTTGGCGCGGGCGTACTCGCCCTTTGCCCACCAAGGCACGTAGTTGGGGTCCCCACTGGGACGGGGGGAGTGTTCGGTCAGGGGTACAAAGTCCATGGTTCGGCTCCTTTTACTGGTTGACGGCTTCGGTGATCTCTTCCAGCGCGGACTCGACGTCGTCGATCGCGGATTCGAACGTGCTATTGGCCGAATCGAACGCTTGGGCGATCTCTTCGATGCGCTGACCGTTGTCGGACGCTTGGAGGCCTTCGGGCATGTTGTCGAAGCACTCTTGCTCTTCGTTCGCGAGGTCTTGCAGGTTCTGCAGAGCGAAACGCAGGGCTTCGATCGCGGTTTGGGCGGCGAGTACTTCGGCTTCTACTTTGGCGCGGCGTTGCTTGTTCATGGTGTTGTCCTCTATCTGTTGGTTAAAAAAGACGTATTATAACACAGGTGCGATACCTTTGTCAATACCCCAGTCGCCGTTGGGTGAACTGGACCCAACACCGGGCACACAGCCACCGGCCGGGGCGGGTTTCGACGCCGCCGCCAGCCAGTCGCTCGACTTTGCATTTCGCACAAGTCTGCGTCACGCCACGCGCTCCAAATCGAGCGGCAAGCCGTCGAGCTTAGCGTCGTCCGTGAGCCGCTGGCGGATTTTGGCCAGCTGGATGCGCACGTCGCGCTGGCGGGCCGGAGAGAGATCGTCCAAGTCCGCCGTCTTGCCGTAGAAGGCGTCGTCAATCCAGCCCACCGCGATCAGGTGCGCGACGGTCCTAGGGGTCATCTTTTCGTATTGCATATTCATCCTCTCAAGTTGTCGTCGATCCAGCGGTCCAAGGCGCGGAAAGCGAGCCAGCGATCGATGTGCTGGCCCTCTTTCACCGGATCGAACCACGCATCCACCTTGCCGCCGTCGATTTCGGCGCGGAAGGCGATGCGCTGGCCGTCCAGTAGCATTTCACCCGTGAGGGTGGCCGAGTGCAAGCGCACCCGGACTTCTTTTTTGGTATTAAGCATTTGCGGCTTCCTTCATGGCTTTGCGGATCATGTTACCGAGGTTCATGCGTTGCATGCCGGGGTTCAGGTGGGCGAAACGGTCGCGGAGGCCGACTTGGGAGATGCCAGTCGCGCTGGACGCTGTCGCGTACACGGCGTCGAGGGTCAGCTTGCGCAGTGCCACGGCCACGGTGTCGCCCTTGTCGATCGAACGCTTTTTCGTGCCGTCGGCCAACTGGATGGCGTACGCGGTGTACTGGGGCAAGTAGAGCGGATCGACTTTGCCGTTTTTACGCTCGTTGATGTCCATCTTGACGCGAGCGGAGGTGCGGGCCTTTTCGATCACGAGTTCGGCGGTCACGGGCGTGGCCTTGGTGATCTCGGTGTGGCCGGTCAATTCGCCGTTGCGCACGTTGATGATCTTTTGCTGGCCGATTGCGCGGATCTTGGTCCAGCCGCCGTTCACGGAGACGATTTCGACTTGGGTCTTAGTAGCTGTGCGTGTTGCGATTTTCATGGTGTGTGTCCTCTATAAGATTATCGGGTTGTGGGTCTCCGGATCTTTTTATCGATCCAGAAACTGAATTATAACACGGGTGCAATGGGTTTGTCAAGTACCCCCCTCAAATGACCCTACTGCGAATAGGGTCATTCGGCCTTTCCCGAGGGATCGAGCAGGGTGTCGACGTACTCTTGCACCCCGTCGGTCCATTCGACGCGGGACC